ACTTCCGTGCAATCTTTGGGGCTTTCCCCACCTAAAAGCATTGGGGCGGGGCTTCGGTCCCGCCCTTCTTTCTAGGCAACCCGATCACGCAGACCGGCCTAGCGGACGCTGCACAGACTTCGTGATCTCATCGTGCAGGAGGACCCCATGGGTACTACTACATTCACCGGCCCCATCAGGGCTGGCGACGTTCTGAACACGACCGGCACGACCGCCGGTACGGTTAAGAATGTTGGTTTCGTTATAATGGCGCAGGTTGCGCCCATCACGCAGGCTGGTACTGCAACGGCAGTCTCCACAGGAATTGTTATCCCGGCCTACAGCCAAATTGTTCAGATTCAAACGCTGAACACGGTTGGTTTTAGTGGCGCGTCGTCCAACATCAGCCTTGGCACGAACGCGACTGCAACCGATCTTGTTGCGGCCACTTCGGTTGCCAACATCGGCATTACTGGGTTGACGCCGGGAACGGATGCTACTCGCTCCGCGCTTTGGTCTAATGTCGGCGCGTCCGACGTGATCATCTACGCCCTGTCCACCAACACTGGTGCTGGCGTTGGCGACCTCGTCGTCCGCTACATCCAAGCTGAAAACGCCTAAGCCATAGGAGGCTCACATGAAGGGTAAGTCTGGAACTCGCGAAGCCAAGTCTCACACCGCCTACTCCGGCGGCAATAGCAGCGTGGCCTCTGAAATGATGAAGCCCACCGGCGGATTTAAAAAGGGCGGCAAGGTCGGCATGATGCACGGAGGCATGAAGTCTGGCGGTATGAAAACCGGAGGCATGAAGGCCGAGGGCGTCATGTCCGAGGCTCACGCCGGTCGCAAGCCCCGCAAGAGCGGCGGCAGCGTCATGTCTTCTGCCTCGGGCGGTACGCCCCGTGGCAAGGGTGCGAACTACTAAGTCGTCCTCCCTCGGCTTGGTGGTTTACGGCGGGGGCATTCGTGCCCCCGCATTCGCATGGAGACTACTATGACTGCTGCTTGGACCCGCAAAGAAGGCAAGAACCCCGAGGGCGGCCTGAACGCCAAGGGCCGCGCATCGCTGAAGGCCGAGGGGCATGACATTAAGCGCCCGCAGCCCGAGGGCGGCGCACGACGTGATAATTTTCGCGCCCGTATGTGCGGGATGAAAGAGAAGCTGACATCTGCTAAAACTGCTCACGATCCAAATAGCCGGATTAATCTGGCTTTAAAAAAATGGAATGTGAAATGTTGAGATGCACCCGCTGCAAACACGAGAAGCCCGAAACTGCTGAATTTTTTCCGTTGCACAACAAGAAGCGGAATGGATTGGATAGTTGGTGCCGTGATTGCCGCAATGAATATCGCAAGGATCTTAGGGTTCCGCCGGGGTTGCCAAAGTCAGAATATCCGCGCGCTTTTGAAGCAAGAGCCGTAGGTGAATGTGTGATTTGCGGTTTTGTTGGCGACATTGTCATCGACCACGATCACAAGACAGGACTTGTTCGCGGGCCTCTTTGCCAACATTGCAACTTTGGGCTTGGCCATTTTAGAGATGACCCTGAATTGTTGGAATTGGCTGCAATGTATCTTCGTGGACAATGCGCCTGCGGGAAGTGTGAAACCAAGTGGGGTGGCCGTCCTTCTCTTGTATGTCAAGAGGTGGTACAATGACCGGCACAAAACGCAAGTGGGACTGTTAATATGCCGTCCAAGCCTCAAAATTCTGGTCTCTGGGGCCGCGCCAAGGCGGCGGCCAGAACCAAATTTGATGTTTATCCGTCAGCCTATGCCAACGCCTTTGCCTCTAAATGGTACAAGTCCCATGGCGGCAAGTGGTCCGGTGACGATAACCGGGTTAACAAGGCCGAGGGCGGCGGCTTGGGCAAGTGGTTCGCTGAAGATTGGCGGGATGTAAAGACTGGCAAGGAATGTGGTAGGATAGAGGGAGAAAAGGGCAAGCGCCCGTATCCCGCGTGTCGTCCCGCTGCGGCTGCCGCGTCAATGACTAAAGGTCAGAAAGCGTCAATGGCGCAGAAGAAAATTGGCTCTGCTAGAAAATCATGGCCCGTTTCGCCGTCTGGCGCAAAGAAGGAAAGTTAAAATGCAACTTGGTAGCATCAGCGCGACCGCCACAGGTTCGCAAATCCGCAGCGGCGCCCGCGTCGTCGATGACTTCCAGACGCCGTTCAACATTGGCGTCGGCGCCAAGGTGACTTCGGGCACTCCAACTTTCAACATTGAGTATTCGCTTGATGACCCCAACGCCGCCGGGTACACCGTCGCCGGGGCCACATGGTACGTTGCCACGGGCTTTAGCGCCCTGACGGCTTCGACGGGCGGCGCTATTATAATTCCCTGCCGCGCCATCTGCATTAACATCACCAGCGGCACCGGCGCGGTCACGGCAAGCATCGTTCAGGCTGGCCCGGTCTAAGGAGCCACCATGGCGACGAGCGACACCTATGCGTTCAATCCCGGCCTAGGCGAGCTTACGCTTTACGCGTACAACCTCGTCGGCATCAGGAATACCGCCGTGCTTCAGGAGCACATGGAGGCCGCCCGCATGGCGTCCAACATGCTCTGCGCCCGCTGGTCGAACATGGGCGTCAATTTGTGGGCCGTTGACCTCGTCACGACGCCCCTCGTCACCGATCAGGCCACCTACGCCGTCGATGGAAACACGGTCGCGATCTTGGACGCCTACGTCCAGAACGACGACTCCGGCGCCAACATCGACCGCATCATCCTGCCGGTGAGCCGCACGGAATACGCCAGCTACCCCAACAAGGAGCAGCAGGGCTTCCCGACTGTCTTCTGGTTTGACCGCCTGATTAGCTCGTCCCGCTCGACCGGGTCCGCCGGGCCGTCCGTGACGCTGTGGCCGGTGCCAAACACCGACAACGGCCCCCAGAGCCTGAAATACTACCGGGTTCGGCAGGTGCAGGACTCGGCGCTCCAAAACGGGCAGACGGTCGAAATCCCCTACCTGTGGCTTGAGGCGTTCGCGTATGGCCTTGCCCTGCGCCTTGCGCAGATCTGGAACCCGGCGGCTGTGGCGATGATCAAGCCCATGGCGGACGAGTCCTACCAGATCGCGGCTGATCAGAATGTTGAGACCGCCCAGCAGTACATTTCCCCCATGATCTCTGGCTACTTTAGGTAAGGGGGCGTGAATGGGCTACGCATCAAGATCGGGCCGGGCCAGAACTAGCTCCACCAACCCGCAGGCCCATGCGATCTGCGACCGCTGCGCCTTTCGGTACAATCACGTTGACCTGAAGTGGCAGTACGACTGGGCTGGCGCGTCCCTGATCAACAAGCGCATTCTGGTCTGCTCCACCTGCTATGACGAGCCGCAGCAGCAGCTCCGCGCCATCATCATCCCGGCTGATCCCGTGCCGATCATCAATCCCCGCGTCGAGCCCTACGCTTGGGACGAGATCGACCGGCGTCAGGTGTCCGGCAACAATACCACCAACCCGCAGACGGGCATTCCCGTCCAGCGCGGCGACACTCGCGTCACCACCATCGACACCGACGTGCCGGACCAGACCCGCGTCACGCAGCAGACTGGCGAGGCGCCCTACGGCACGAACCAGTTGCCGGGCACGGACCCGAACGCGGTCACCTACCGCACGGTGACGGGCGCCGCCAACAACGGCATCGGCCTTATTCGCCTGACAATTGCGACAACCAATGGCATGATCACGGGGCAGAACGTGACCGTTCAGGACGTGAGCGGCGTGTCTTCTGCCAATGGAAATTGGCGCATAACGGTGATGAATACGACCCAGATCGACCTTCAGGGGTCGGCGTTTTCGGGCGCCTACACGTCTGGCGGCTACGTCATCAACAACCCCAGCCTGCCATACGGCTTCACTGAAGTGCCCAAGACAGGACCGCTCTGATGCCTCGTTACGCAAGTAATATTCAGATTCCCAATCTCACCCCCGCCATATCCTTGTCGGGGGCGGAGCTGGTCGAGATCGTTCAGGCTGGCGCCACTGCCCGCTGCACGACTCAGCAGATCGCCAACTTGGCGCAGTTGACCGTGGCGCAGAACGTCACGACGACGCAGAAGAACGCCCTGTCGGCGGTGTCTGGGCAGCTTGCCTTTGACACGACATTAGGCAAACTTTGCGTCTACACTGGGTCTGCTTGGCAAACCATCACGTCCGTTTAATTTCACCAGCGAGGGGGTCGCTATGGAGAAGAAGTTGAGGATATGCGTCTACGCCATCAGTAAGAACGAGGCGCACTTTGCGCAGCGTTTTTGCGAGTCGGCGCAGGACGCAGACCTTATCATGATCGCCGACACGGGGTCAGAAGACGGTTTGCCCGAAAAGGCGGAGTTATATGGCGCAGTTGTTCACCACATTTGCATCACCCCGTGGCGGTTTGATCTGGCGCGCAACGCTGCTCTTGCTCTTGTGCCTCGCGATTTTGATGTTTGCATCAGCCTAGACATTGATGAGGTTCTCCAACCCGGCTGGCGCGAGGAGATCGAACGTGTCTGGATCAAGGGAGAAACCACCCGCCTCCGTTACATGTTCGACTGGGGATGCGGGATCAGCTTCTACTACGAGAAGATCCACGCCCGGCACGGATACCACTGGCACCACCCCTGCCACGAATATCCTGTACCTGACGGACGCATTGAAGAGAAGTGGGCGCAAACCGACTTCCTCCTCGCCGTCCACAAGCCGGACCCGACCAAGAGCCGGGGGCAGTACATGGATCTTCTGGAGCTTTCCGTGAAGGAAGACCCGGACTGCCCGCGCAACGCCTTTTACTACGCCCGCGAGTTGAGCTTCCACTCCCGCTGGCAGGAGGCCGTTGACGCCTGCAACAGCTATTTGAAACTCCCCCGCGCCACATGGCAGAACGAGCGGTGCTACGCCTACCGCGTCATGGGCCGGAGTTATAACGAACTCCTCAATGTCGAAGCCGCCGAGAAGGCGTTCCAGATGGCTGCGTCGGAGGCCCCCAACACTCGGGAACCTTGGTGCGAGTTGGCTCTCCTGTGCTACCGCCAGAGCCGCTGGGAGGAGTGCTTCGCCTACGCCATGCGGGCGCTGCGAATCACCAACCGCGAGGCCGTCTACACCTGTGACCCCGCCGTCTGGGGTTATCAGGCCCACGACCTCGCCGCCGTCGCCGCGTGGAACCTTGGCCTCAAAGACATTGCAATTCAGCAGGGTCAGCTTGCGGTTGATCTGGAGCCGGGGGATAGTCGTCTCCGTGCCAACTTGGATTGGTACATGGGTAAAGTTGAGTCTGAAAAGGAAGCAGCGTGATGGACTTGCAGTCACTTCTCAACATCATTGGCGGCGGCGCTATCGCCACTGGCGGATGGTTCGCGCGCGAGATCTGGGGCGCGGTGAAAGAACTGCGCAGGGATCTGCATGAGCTTGAGGTTGATATGCCCAAGTCCTACGTCAGCAAGCCCGACATGGACAAGCGCATGGACCACATCGAGACGATGTTCCAACGCATCTATGACAAATTGGATGGGAAGGCTGACAAGTGATCGACACCGACGCCATCACTAAACCTGTCGCCGTCGTGACTGCGGTTATGGCGATGATTGGTGGCGGCTATTCGCTATATGATAAATTCAAACTCCCCCCGAAGGACATCCTCAAGTGGGATGCGGAGCACTTCAGCATCACCAGCGGCCCGGCCTCTGGCTCATTCAAGGTGGTTGTAGCCCGCCAGAAGATCAGGGACGATTGCACGGTTGAGGACTTCAGCCTTGAGGTTCGCGACTCTGACTACATGGTCCACAAGGCGCTCCCGTCAGTTGCCAAGTTCAGCGGCCCCGCCAGCCCGACCGTGGACAAATTCGGCTACACGATGACCGTGGAGACCCCGGATGGGGTTGCCCCCGGCGGCGCAAAACTGATCGCCCGCATCATGTACAAGTGCCCCGAGGGCAACGTCGTGATTGCGTATCCGGACCACAAGAACCTGACATTCACCATTGAGGGGAAGTAAAATGGACTTACTGAAGCAATTTGGCCCCCTACTTGGTCAAGTAGCCCCCACCATCGCCACGGCGCTGGGCGGCCCGCTGGCTGGCGTTGCCGTCAAAACCCTGTCCAGCGCCCTCTTTGGGCATGAGGATGGCACGGAGGAACAGATCTCCGAGGCAATAGCTGCGGCAACGCCTGACCAGCTCGCCGCCATCAAAAAGATCGACGCCGATTTCAAAGTGCAGATGAAGTCCCTCGACATTGACCTTGAGCGTATTGCAGCCGGTGACCGCGACAGCGCCCGGCAGATGCAGCGTGAAACAAAAGACTGGACCCCCAAGGCTCTGGCCTTCTTCATCACGTTTGGATTCTTTGCTGCGCTGGTCTGGATCATGGTGTTTGGCATCCCGCAGACGGGGACCGAAGTCCTGCTGATGATGTTGGGCTCTCTCAGCACCTCGTGGACCGGCGTGATGCAGTTCTACTTTGGCTCATCGGCTGGCTCCAAGGAAAAGAACAGCCTCCTCGCCGCTAAGGACAAGTGACATGCAAGAGAATTGGGACGCCAGCTTTGAGATGGTGCTGAAGCACGAGGGTGGCTACGTTAACGATCCGCGTGACCCCGGAGGGCGCACGAACCTTGGCGTCACGCAGCGGGCTTGGGAGGCGTGGCTGGTGCGGACTGTCACCGAGGCAGACATGCGGAAGTTGACGCCCGCCGCCGTGAAGCCATTCTACAAGGCCATGTACTGGGACAAGATCAAGGGCGACCAGCTTCCCGCTGGCGTGGACTACGCCGCCTATGACTTGGCCGTGAACTCCGGCACCGGCAGGGCTGCAAAGTACCTCCAACAGATCGCCGGGGTAACTGCGGACGGCGCCATTGGCCCCAAGTCGATTGAGGCAATCAAGGCCTGCGACCCCGAGCAGATGGTTCAGGCCCTGTGCGACATGCGCCTCGACTTCCTCAAGCGCCTTCCCACGTTTGAGACGTTTGGGAAGGGCTGGAGCCGCCGCGTGGCCGAGGTCAAGGACAAAGCCTCTGGCATGGCGTAAACGGCCCGGCAATGATATAAAGGGCG